ACTAGGCATTGTAGGCAGAGTAGGCAGAGTAGGCACACTAGGCATTGTAGGCATTGTAGGCATTGTAGGCAATGTAGGCAGAGTAGGCAGAGTAGGCAGAGTAGGCATTGTAGGCAATGTAGGCAGAGTAGGCAGAGTAGGCAGAGTAGGCAGAGTAGGCAAACCAGCGGAAGCTTGTTGTACAATATTTCCAAATGTAGTTTCTTTTATATCTTGAATATCTACGTAGTCTCCTGTACGGACATCTTTTACTTTTAATTTGGGTGTAAATTTTTCTGCGATGGATCCAGGTGGATTTTCAGCCACCATTTGTTGAAATTCAGGACTTTCTTTGTGCGGAATATTTAACAAATCAGTAATGATATTGAATGGAAATAATTTTCGCAATTCTGTAAGTACGTCCATGACACCAGGGTAGGTTACAAAAGCAGGATTTTGTAATAATCGTTGTATACTCAAAATATCCATAAAAGATGGAATCATATTTATATCGACTAATCCCATTTCCAAATGAACTCGATTGTTAGTACTACTAGCAACCGTTTCCATCGCACCTTTTGCTTGATTATTAAATACTCTAGCGGCTTGTTTCATAGTTTCTGTAAAGGCGGTAAGAGGGAGACGAACTATATCAGGTGATACAGTCGCAAAGAATTGAAGTAGAAAGGACGTGATAGTGGCTTTTCCAGCTTTGTATCCAGCATCCAATATTTCAGGAGATATTTGTTTCATAGCGGGTCCAAGCAAAAGAGTAGATCCTAATACTAATTTTGTTAGAATGCCTAGTACAATTCCATTTGTTCCAATTAATCCAAATAGAGTAGCAAAAAAATCATATAGTTTTCCTTTTCCAAGTTCCAGTAAGGCCAATAAAAGAGTAAAGGGAAGACTGGATAAGGTTCCTACAAAGGGGACTGTACTGATGGTAAATCGTATAATATCTAAAAAAGCAGATAACGACGGAATTATCATTTTAGAAGGAATTTTATAAGGAATAGGGAGGATAAAAGGTGGAAAAGGAACTGGAACTGTCATTACACCATTTAGATCTGGTAAAATTGTTTCATATTTAGTTAATCCTCCTATTTCCCCAGCTTCTTCTATATTTTTAGCAAGTTCAGGTAGTCGATTTAGTAAAAAATCTTTAAATTGTTCCCACCATTTATCTGGTGAAGATACAGCAATTTTTCCTATAGTATCGCGAATAATAACGGCAGAACCAACTACTTTTTCAATACCATTTCTTACATCGGGTGGGAGTACACGGAAACCGCCTCCTACTTGCTTGGGAAGTTTCTCTTCTTCTTCTAATTCTTTATCAACGATCCCTATTTCACGAAATAGATCTTCTAAATGAAATGCTTGTTCTTCGGTGAATACAGGAATACCTGTAGTAGGATGCATAATTTCATAAAAGCGAGGATCTTCTGGATTTGTTTTTAATCGTAGTTGCATGTCCATAAAAATAGGAATTGCGACCATCCCCCCTTCTGTAATGGAAGGAAGGTGTGTCACAGCATCCTCCCATAATTCTTCTGATGTTTTTGCCATTCTCCTACTTTCCCATGCGCAAAAAAAGAACTGAAAATTGCGAACCTAGAATCTTGCCAAAGGCAGAATTCTAGACCAGATCTTACTAGTGCGAAATAAATCCAACAGGGATTTATTTTGCACTAGTAAGATGTCTGAAGGAACACCAATGGAAATGTCGTATGGAGGGTTCTTTGCAAGTGCTAATTTTACAGATGATAATGCAGCGGGTTCCGGACCCACTATTGGTCATGCAATTACGAATCTTTCTATAGTTCATATGAATGATGTTAGTTGGAAAAGTACAATACCTCTTTTATTTGATCAGTATGAAATGGATTGGTTGGCTAAAATGGTAAAACCAGTAGAAGGAGTGGATCGTACAAAACAACTAAATGAAATTATTAAAAAACTATCTCATCCTATGTTTAATCCATCCGCTTCTTGGATTTCTACCAATATTACTAATCCTGCTACAAAAGAACTAATTGATACACAGATTACAAGTACACTTGGACTATCTCCTACAACGTTTCATTCTACCATACAGGCTCTTCATACTATGTATCAATCTACTGTGCATACGATGTTTGAAATGGATGGTATTTTACAACAAAAATTAAAAAATGTACATGATTTATACACGCAACTTTCTATACTTCCTACATTCTCACAAAATCTTACATCAGCGAGTACACTTCAAACAAGTATTTCAGAGTACACAGCACAAATGTTAGAGTCTTTGAATATCCATGAAGAATATCCAAAATTTATTCATACGGTGGGACTGTTTCAACATCTTCGTTCTATGCTCAAAACTAGTTCTGCTTTTCAAGAAAAAGAATTACGAAATCCGTGCACCATTTGCATGAATGAAGAGGTGGATTCGGTACTTGTTCCATGTGGACATCCATTTTGTTCTGGTTGTGCAAAGAAAACAAAAACAATCTGCTTTCTTTGTCGAACGCCTGTATTGCAAAAACAACGAGTGTATGTTTAAATGCGTTAAGGTTTAAAACTACATAAACAGTTTTACTAGTAGATATTCTAACATGTCCGCTCCCAGCACAGCTCTTACGATTCTTCCAGCCGCTGCTCCTGCAGAAACAGGATTGACGATGCAGGAACTTCCGACTCTTTTGAAACGATGGATGGGTCTAGAAACAGATATAAGTAAATTAAATGCAGAACTTCGTGAACGTCGAACTCAGGCCAAAGCCCTCCGAGAAGCTATTCTTAAAATTATGGAAAATCACAATGTAGTGCAACTGAATGTGACCAAGGGAGCCGTTCTTCATAAAACTCGTGAAAAGAAAGATACCATTTCTACGAATTATCTTGCGAAGACGGCCGAAGCCTTCTTTGGAGGGGATAAGGAACGAGCTGCTCAACTGGTAAAGTTTTTGGAAGAGAATCGTGGAACCACCGTGGTCCACGATCTTCGCTTTGCCGCAACAAAAGGAGAAAGTGTTAGTATGGAATAGAACCATGAGTGCTGCGGCCCTTGTATCATCCTTAACGGGTGCTGGATTAGAACAATTTGCGGATAGCAATGCCATGGGTCCTTCCTCTCGATCTGCCTTTGTTACCATTGTTACCATGCTTGTTGTGCTGGGTCTGATTCTCCTTTTTGGACAGTTTCTCTGGAACAACGCATTAGTTCCCTTAGTTCCCGGTGTAAAACCTGCTAAGTCCATATTTCAAATTCTGGGTCTCTCCATTCTAATTTCTCTTCTGGTCCCAAGTTGCTGTTAAAAAATAAATGATATCACATATCTTTGATATGTCTTATCATCTTAATGAATTTAATTACAAATGATGAACATTTCCAAGTTCTTCATAAGGAGCTGGTTTACTGAGTCCTTTGGCGGTATCATAGAAACCAGGATCACGAGGACCGGCAGGACGATCCAGAGAGGCTACAGGCATCAAGCAGACACGATGAATGGCCTGAGAGGTACGAGTGGCTACGTTATGAAGAGAAGCTACCCACAGATCCCGTTGCGCCTTGTTTACTCCCGTAAATCCTTTCAGAAGTTCGGCACCACGGGTTTCTAGTTTTTCCAAGGTCAGTTTCATATCACGCTCTTTTAAGGAACGATTCAAACAACGTCCTACAAAGTTGGCAACTGGTTCCATGTCATGAAATGTGTTAAATTGAAGACTCATGGTGCTATAGACACCTGATCCGGAGCCTGTAATATCAGCATCCATACATAACAACTTTGTAAGGATTAGACGAAATTCATCTACCCATTGAATGCCTTCTGGAGTAGAAGGCTGAGCATTCACTACTTCCGCTAAGAGACGCTGGGCCTCCGCATCCCTTGCAAAACATTTGGGAGAATAAACAGGATCGACAGCAATGGTTGAAAATCCTTCAATTCCTTTTAAAAACGTAGGGTAAACATACAAAAGAACGGTTACAAAAAATAAAAGAAGAAACCCCACCATGGAAAGATTGAAGGTGGTAAAAAATTTCTGAATATCGGAGAGCATATCTTTAAAAAACTTTGAATCTTTAGAGGATTCTTTAAACAAATTGTCCATTCCTATTTAGGAACAGAAGATTCTTTCGTTGCCTTTTTAGAAACCTTTTTAGCAGTAGCTACAGTAGCACTATTCGCAACGGGAGCACCAGTAGCTACGGGAGCACCAGTAGCTACTGTAGCACTATTCGCAACAGGTGGTACAGGAGCACCCGTCGCTACGGGCGGCACATTCGCACCAGTAGCTACGGGCGGCACATTCGCACCCGTCGCTACGGGCGCCACATTCGCACCAGTAGCTACGGGCGGCACATTCGCACCAGTAGCTACTGTAGCACTATTCGCAACAGGTGGTACAGGAGCACCCGTCGCTACGGGCGGCACATTCGCACCAGTAGCTACGGGCGGTATATTCGCACCAGTAGCTACTGGAGCACCATTCGCAACGGGAGCACCATTCGCAACGGGAGCAGCAGTGGCTATGGGAGCACCATTCGCAACGGGAGCAGCAGTGGCTATGGGAGCACCATTCGCAACGGGAGCACCATTCGCAATAGAAGCAGCAGTGGCTACGGGAGCAGCATTCGCAACGGGAGCACCATTCGCAATAGAAGCAGCAGTGGCTACGGGAGCGATAATATCTTGGGGGATAGGAAATCCAGTTACTTTGCTCCAATCATTTGCCATTTCCTGAAAGAAATCAACCAAGGAACGGCAGACTTGCGCAAGGGCATACCGGACAAGTCCCGTTTCAGTTTCAGTGGATCGGGCCTCTCCTTCTCCTGAAGGAACGGCTACTGCAACGACCAATTCAGGTCGGAGAGGATGGGGAATTTTATAACCAGCGTAGCTTATACGAGGTTCTTTCGATCCTTCCATATGATTATAAATCAAATACGTTTGAAGCAAATTGCCAAGGGTATGGCCTTCGTTACGAAAGATGCAATCAATGCAAGAATATCGTGCATTACTTTTACGAAAGCTAACCGTATCTAAAATCATTGTATCAATATCTTTATATTTATTTACTAATACTTTACACGCTAGAATACCATCCATTACAATAGCAGGAATAGATCGAATTCCCACTGATTCCAGATGAAAGGTAAAATGATTCGGTTCTCCCAATTCATTTACTTTGAAACATCGTTTCACTTCCATGGTATCAAATTCTTTACGAAGACGATCTAGAAGAATAGCTTCCCCTCCTTCCTCTACCTTTTTACTCTCTTTCACCCATTGTTCAAACATTTCTTTTTGACGATCTGGATTTTCATCAGGTGTATTTTCGTAAGAGCATTGGCTAACAGGGGACCATCGAATATTTATGGATCCAGTTCCTACACTAGCTGTGGCCGTGAGTACAATTGATTCAGGAGGGTTCGTGGGATTCCACTGAGGACGTAGTCGTGTAATTAAATTAGTCTGCCCCGTGATAGGATCAGGAGGAAAGAATTCTTCCGTAGGACGACGAATACCATCCATTGCGGTAGGACTCTCCTTTTCAATTACTATAAAATCAGATGCAGTTATATCCATAGTAGCATCTGTTTCATTTTTAACATTTAATTGAAAGATGTATTTATTTGAATCAAATGTAGCAGGATCTCCTGCAATTGGAATCATTCCAATTCGATGTGCTAACATTTCATTGGGCACAGGGGTGGTATTGGTTGTAATTTTAATATCGCTTTCCAAAGCTGGTTCGGTTTTAAATCCAATAGAAGGAGTTGCAACAAGAATTTGCCGACGTAAAGTATTTACAAGGGCTGTATTCGTAGACCCTACTTCAAAGGTGGCTCTCAGCTTATGATCTTTGGATGTTAGAAGGGGGACACAGTCTTTATCTTCTATATAATTCTGAAACATGGCACCTGATTTGGACATCACTCTACCAAGGATCTAGAAGCTCAATTTTTAAGAGGGATTGGGTAAAATTATAAAGTGAATTTACTTGTTTGGGTTAGAATGAGTGCTCGGCGTCATGTATGCTATTTTAGTATGACCTGTCGACATTGCCAAGGATTTTTGGGAGAATTAACCAAGACTCCGTATGCACGTGAGTTTCAGTTGGTGTGCGTCGATCCAAGTCCTTCGCGCCCTCCTCTTCCAGCGTGGCTCCGGATGGTCCCCTCTTTAGAAATTGTAGGTGAATCAGAACCTCGTGCAGGAGCCGCGGCTGTCAATAATTGGTTGTTTGAACGTCGGCAACGAGATGCTACTCCAGCAACAGGCAGTGCTGGAATTCGAACTAGCGCAGGTGAGAAAACCTTAGAGGAACGATCCATTCCCCTGACAATGCCAGTCTATTCTCCCGAATTAACACGAGCAGAGCCTTCTAGTGCTGGTCGTGGAGCCCCTCCTCCCACCGCTGCTGGTGGAGAACCTTCTGCCTGGCATAGCACAGAAATGGGAGCTGCTAAAATGAGTGATAACTATTCCTTTCTTACCGATGCATTCACCCTTGAAAAAGGAGGAAGTATGAGCCGCATTCTACGAAATTTTGAACAATTAACTGGACCAGCAGCCACAGCAGCCACCGCAGCAGCCACCCCCCGTACTAAAAAAGAAGACGCCTTGTCCCGTGATTTTGAAGCTTTTAGCCGTTCAAGAGATGCTGATATTCCTGGACCCACTAAACGCATTTAAACCTAGAAAGTTATTTTCTAGTAAAAGACAAAATGGCCTCTCCTCTTGCAGCTTTCAATAATCAACTTCTCTCCTTTTTGGAAGATCTTTCAGAAACCTATCCTGAAGAAGCCGATCTGAAGAAGGCAGTCGAAGCTCTGAAAGCTCTTAAGAAAGTGAATCCCAAGTTAATCCATTCTGGATTTATGGACTATGTCTACCCTGATTTTAAAGAAGCTGTAAAAAAAGATAGTCCTGATGAACTAATTCAACGTGCAAAAGCTAAACTAGAAGGAGAATTTCAAGATATTTCTTACGCCTATTGGATTTTTGATAAACATTGGAAAACAATGGGAGAAACAAATCAAAGTCATATTTGGAATTATTGTAAGGTGTTAGTGGTGTTGGCAGAAAGAGTTTAAAAATGGTAGACTCTATTCCATATTCTCCTCATCTTCTACACGAAAGGAGGAGTAGAGTCTGCCGACTCTACTCCTCTAAAAGCGCCTCCAACCAAGCAGCTCGTTCAGCCTCTGGTATGGAGAATTCTTCGAAGAGAGCTTGTGCAGCTACTCCTTGTTCTCCAGTCCCTTTGGGGAGTTTTCGAAGCAATGCAAATTTATCTTGAAAGACTTCTTTTGGAGCCTCCACCAGAAGTGTTTCATCAAATCCTTGAAGAACATTGACCAATCTAGCCATTTTTCCATTGGTACACATTCCAATTCCTTCTGCAATTTCTTGTGCTAATCGTACGAAGATATCGTGGCGTTGTGTATGGTTTCGAATAAAGGTCCAAACTCGATCTAAGACTTCTCCGTAAGGGATGGAGAAAGCAACACATTCATAATAATCATGTTGCAATTCCATAATGAGTCGTTCACGAGAAACACCCGTGACACTAATTTTTTTAGGATCTTGTAAATCTTTTATTATTTCAGGCAATGTAGTTTGATCAAGATCTACATATCGTACCATTAATTGTAACACGGCTTTTTGTGTAGCTGTCTGAACGGAGGATCTATGAATGTTTTGCGTATCAGCACCAAAGGCTGCCAAATCAATACTTCCTTCAGGATCTCGTTTGAAGATAATAGGCTCTTCGCGAAGTCGTATCGCAAAGAGTCGCCGACGCTCAATTTCTGCAGGATCTGCAGCCGCAGCAGCTGCAGCAGCCGCAGCAGCAGCCGCAGCAGCCGCAGCAGCAGCCGCTCTTCGTTCTTCATGTTCTATATGCCACATTGCAGCTCGTATAATTCGGAAATATTTATCAGTTCTTGGTAAGATTTGCAAAAGATCAATTTCATCAAAAGGAATTAATGCAGTTTTAATCGCATTTAATAGCTCTAGCTTTTGTTCTGCTGGGATTACATCGTAAGAAACATTCTCAGATAATTTATTACTGCTAAAACATTCAAGAGTAGCTACTGCTTTTAGAAGTCTATTCATAGCATCCCTGTTCATAGGAGAATATGTTAGAAGTGCATACGCTTTTGCACAATATAGTCCAGCAATATCAGCACTAATCCATAATTTTATTATAAATAGTGCATGTGTATAGAAATGCATTGCAGAAGACTCATTTAGTTTTTCTAAATAATTATTTCGTGCAGTGACTTTCCTCGCGGCAGCTATTTCTTCTAGAGTAGGACCAGCAGCAGGAGCTGCAGGTATAATGGGTGCAGCAGGATCTGCAGCTCTTGCTGCAGGTACCTTTGGCTCCCGTATTCTTTGAACTTTCTTTTTTGCAGGGACACGGTCAGCAATCGGCCCATCCTCGTGTTCATGTATGAGAATAGCAACTGCTGCAGCATGTCTTGCATCATATCGAATTTTATAAGCACCATCGGTATTATATTTCATATTATGATGCACTTTGCACAATGATTCAAATACATATCCGGTATTACTACATTGTAGATCTTTTTTAGTAATTGCAATGCATTGTTGCATTTTATAATACGATCTAGAATGAATAATGTATTTATGTCAATTTTTAGGGATACTTTGCTTTGCAAATGTGGAAAAATATATACAAAGCAAATATTTTACACCTGTAAGATGACAACCACCTTTGCTTCCGCCCTTACAGCATTTTGTGAAGATCTACTCCCTACATTTCCGGAACTGGCTGCAGCTATTACAGCCGTTCAGGCTAGACCGGTAGCTGACGTTGAGAAGGAGTTTGTGACTCTTTGGAAATCGAATCCGGCTGTGCTCACTCTTCGTGACGCGACCTATTTATTTACACATGATTTTCTTCCTGGTGTTAGAGTCACGGAAAGTTTGTGGAAGGAGGTGAGTGAAACTACCCACAAGGCTATTTGGAATCATCTTCAAACTCTTGCGCTTTTGAGCGCTGCTTCCTTTGATGCAGGAAGTTTGGATCTGAGTGGGATGATGGACCAAATGAAGGAAATGGCTGAAAGTCCTATGATGAAATCTATGATGGAGAAATTGAAGGAGATGATGGGTGGGTCTGGTGTTAGCGGTGAGAAACCAGCTTTTAAAATCCCCGAACGATTGTTCAAGGGACAAATTGCTAAAATGGCAGAAGAACTCGCCCGAGAATTTAAACCAGAAGACTTTGGGCTTTCTCCCGAATTGTTAGAGTCTTCTGATCCTACTAAAATTTTTGGATATTTGCAAGAAGTCTTTACCCGTAAACCCGAACTCTTGATGGCAGGTGCCAAACGAATCGCTCAAAAGATTCAGGCTAAATTTGAACGAGGAGAGTTGAAGCGAGAAGATCTGATGCGTGAAGCGGAAGAAATGATGAAAGAGTTTTCTGACAATCCTATGTTTAGTGAGCTCTTTGGTGGTCTGACTGAAATGCTAAGCGGATCCGATAAAGAAACAGGGAATGAAGGTTCCGCAAGGCGTCGTGCCGTTCAAGAACGGCTTCGAAAGAAGATGGAGGCAAAGAAGACCGCTTCCGCAGGAAGTAGTGGCGCCGCTATGGGTGGTGCTGGAGGCCCTTCTACAGCAGCTGCTCAAGCCGCCCTGGATGCTGAACTAGAAGCAGCGTTTGCTGTTCCCGTTCCAAAGAAGAAATAGTAACAGATTATAGAATGAGCACATGTCCGAGCTTCTGGATAGAAAATCCTTCCATTCTATGGAAAGAGGCAAAAGACTTTTATCCCTTTTCTGAAGATGCAAAAAAGTGTTCTACTACTGCTCTTAACTCTCTCACCCGATTTGGTGTCTATTTAGCCATTGCATTATCAATACTATGTAGGGAAGTTAAATATATGGTAATTAGTGTAGCCTTTGCTGGAATTGCTTTGGCAGCTTATTATGGAATGAAGGAGCGAGGCGTCTTGCGAGAAGGGTTTGGAGAACCCACCGATCAGTTACCGTTCAGTATGCCTGGAAGCCCAGCCGTATTAATTGCAGGAATTGCCGCAGCGGATCAACCAGTGCAAGATGTAATTGGTGATACAGATCGAACTTCTCCTACAGCAGCCAATCCCTTTATGAATGTACTTCTTACAGAAATTGGAGATAATCCAGGACGTGGAGCGGCTCTAACAGGTGATAAGTTATCTAGGCAATGGAGTGATTCCTTCCAAACTAAAATGTACGGAGATCCTGGCGATGTTTTCCAACACAACCAGAGCCAGAGAATTTGGACTCCTCAACCCTCCACCACCATTCCCAATGATCAACACAGCTTCCAAAATTGGTTGTACCGTGTACCAGGCCAAACCTGCAAAGAAGGAAATAATCGAGCCTGTACCACCTCTGGCAGCGATGGTGCTACTGTTCCTTGGTTGTCATCGCCTTATTAAAAAATAGACAGAAATCTAAAAATATACAATTATGCAAAGATACACTAGTTGACATATATGACCTTGGGAGGGAACATGAAAGCAATTACAGATCGGCGGACAGAGAAGAGGATCGAAACGAGAATCGTTACGATCGTATACTGCACGGGGGAGATACGTAAGGCATCCATCACTGTGAGAAGTGTGAAAGGGGCATCCTTGTACCATCGAGCCTCGCACGTCCTATACGCATTGAAAATCGTGCTAAGATTTTCAATTTTGCTGACAGATTGGGATCTGTGAGGTTGGTCAAGAACACACTGCGCGTCGGCCGCGGCTTGAGTTTCAGCTGCACAGGGATACCAATTACTGATCTTCCTGGTACACCAATCAATGGTGGACTTGGGTGCGGGTACGGGTACGGGAGTGGGAGTGGGAGTGGTGGCATAGGCCAGGATGGCATCCTTGAGTGTCAGCCGCATCATGTTTTCAACCGATGCAGGATACTGATGAAGTTCTTTCCATTGTTTGAGGGTGAAGTTGATTTCAAAATCGACCATGGATTCAGGCAGATTGGTCTTCCCTGCAATGTAAGGAAGGATGCTCTTCCAAGCGCCTTCTGCGCCACGAGTTGGGCGTAAGACGTCTGGAAAGGGCATCTCCTTGGGAAAGGAGTCGCTTTTTACGGCAAGACTAAGCGCCACAAGGGCGGCAAGAAAGAGAAGACGCAACATAGCGCCGAGATAACGGGGGAGCTAAAGAACCGTGAACTGCTTTAAAAGCGTGAAACGGGGAAGCTCTGGTCGTTGAGAGGTTTGTTTGTAAATTGTAAAAAAAGGGAAATCAATTTTATAAATAGAATGAACAAACCAATCTCTTGGAATAGTGAAGCCGTTGCACTATCCCCTTTCAAAACCTTAGACAAAGCCAAAGCAGCTGAAAAAGCATTCAAGAAACATGAATCCATTGGGTTTACAGCAACCTCCTCCTTAAAATCTATGGGAAGGATTCCACGTGCATCCGGCCAGTATGAAGTAGGTAAAAAATATCAATCGATTTTACTTCAGAAATAATTGGAAAGGGATCAATTGTGAGGACCAGGTAGACTCAAGCACCCCTTCTTTTTGATCTTTCGATGCTTCAGTAAACTCTCCTTTTTTCTCAAAGAGTAAGAAGTTCACAAGTTCAAAGATGAGGTGATTCTCAAATACATTGTGCAATGTTTTAAGAATTGTTTCTGTAAATGGAACCTGAGTGAGTTGATCTTGATGACTCACATAGATTGTGTTAGAGTCCCGAAAGATGTCTACTAAACAATCGTTGTACACAATTTGCGCAACCTGCTCTAGATCATCTAGATTCAAACCATCAAATAGTTCCATCTTAAAATTAATA